TGTTGATTGCTTTTATTCTCTCAATCTGTTTCTTTTGTAACAAACTCAAAGAATTATAATCAATCTTAGAAAGAAAGTTTTCAAGATCCTTTTCATTTGTTCCATATTTCCAAAGTCCAATTGATTTGATGTGTTCATTTTCATCAATTAATAAAACATCAACTGCATTGTATGTTGATTTTTTAACTGCACACCATTTATTTGTCTTAGGGTTTAAAGTACAGAAACAAACTCTGTCGCCTTTGTTCTTGTCTGTTTCAATCCATGTTCTTCTTTTAGTTTTTAATCTAAAGCCCCAAGGATAATTTGAAACCTCTAAAGCATTATCAAAACTATTTTTATCATAAACATATTTAGTCATTTTTTATTTCTCCTTTTTTAGTTTCTGATCTCATCAGTTGAGGAGTAACCTCAAGACCCCTCAATTGAGGGGTTTCGATCTAATTAGAATATTTTTTTAATATTCTTAATGCTTGTTCTTTAGTACATGGAGTGCTTAAAGTTGATGACATCAAAGGGCATTTTTCGTTATGAGGTAAATTAAAAACTGCGTGACCTATTTCATGAAAAACAACATGTCTTAAATAATCTGTACTTTTATTAATTGCTCTCTCTGTGATCCATATCCATTTTTGGCCACCAACACCAAGAGTTTTTTCGTTGCCCTTCGTTGGTTCTCCAACTCTAACATTTATTCTTGGTAAGTTAATTCCAAAATCTTTTGCTTGGTAAATTAAATTTATAACTTGTCTTCTTAGTTTGTAGACTTCGTCATTCATTTTAAAATTTTTAATATATTTAGTGTTCATTTGTTTTTATCCTTTCTTTTATATTTATATTTAATGGATATTATAGGATAATAAAGAGTAATCAAGAAAATATTTAACTATTTTTTAAAATTACTACATATAGTAGGTCCCCCAGCTCAGACACAATATGTTGTGTTTTCTACTTGAAATTGTAGAGCTTTGAATGTAAATGTTACTCCAATAATTAATGAAGAATGAAAGTAAATTATATCACGAAATCAAAAAGAATATTAATCAAATTAGTTGGATTAGAATTGAAAATTCTGTCCTTCTTGGGGTTGCTGATCTATTGGGTTATAATGACAATTGCACCTTTTTTACAGTAGAATTAAAAGTTGCGAGAGGTAACAAGGTGACCTTCTCACCTCATCAAATCGCCTACCATTTTAAACACCCTAAAAATAATTTTATCTGTGTTAAGGGGCAAGGTTCGAGATCCTTGAAACTTTTTGAGGGTTCCAAGATCCATGAACTTTTAAACGTGGGTTTTAAATCAAGGGCATTGGCCGAAGGTTACGAGGATATAAAGAAAGTTTTTAATTCTTTGTAACTGTTCCGATAATCATTAGTGATAACTTTTATTATCACTACCAATAAATCAAGGTTCTTGGGTCGTGTTTCATGGTCAAGGGATCCTGAGCAAAGGCCAAAAATCAAAAAACAAACAACACCGACCCCCCAAAAACGCAAAAAGGGATCCTACAACACGACGCAAGGTGCAAGAGTTAGACTGTTAATGGTGGTAAAAACGTTTTCATTAGGTATAGTGACCCTAAAAAAATTTTGCAAAATTTTAAATGAATTTGGATACAGTAGACATAAGCAAGTTACCTTCTGATATAAGAAAACAGTTTTTGCAGCTAAAGGTAATGCATGCAGAAAAAAAGATACAGAATAAGGCTAAGGAAGATTTCTTATCTTTTGTTAAATGTGTATGGCCAGATTTTGTAGAAGGTCCTCATCACAGACACATTGCAGACAAATTTAATAAATTAGCAACCGGTGAGATAAACCGTTTGATAATCAACATGCCCCCTAGACATACCAAGTCGGAGTTTGCCTCATACTTACTTCCTGCTTGGATGGTGGGCCGTGAGCCGAAGCTCAAGATCATTCAAGCAACACACACGGGTGAACTTGCAATAAGATTTGGTCGTAAAGCAAAAAATTTAATTGATAGTGAAGACTATGCAAAAATTTTTAAGACGACACTTCAAGAAGATTCCAAAGCAGCAGGACGTTGGGAAACTGCACAAGGTGGTGAATATTTTGCGGCTGGTGTGGGTGGTGCAATTACGGGTCGTGGTGCAGATCTTTTAATTATTGATGATCCACATAGTGAACAAGATGCAATGTCCAAGGTTGCATTAGAGTCAGCATATGAATGGTATACCTCTGGTCCTCGTCAACGTTTGCAACCTGGTGGTAAGATAGTTTTAGTTATGACACGTTGGTCTACGAAAGATCTAACGGGTATGCTTGTCAAAAATCAAACAGAAGCAAAAGCTGATCAGTGGCACGTGGTTGAGTTTCCAGCAATCATGGATCAAGGAACAAACAAAGCTAAACCTGTTTGGCCACAGTATTGGAAACTAGATGAGCTTGAAAAGGTTCAAGCGACACTGCCCGTTGCTAAATGGAATGCACAATGGATGCAGCAACCAACTAGTGAAGAGGGTGCGATATTAAAACGTGAGTGGTGGAGAACTTATACATCAGAAAGCATTCCACAATTATCACACGTAATACAATCTTATGATACTGCGTTTCTTAAAAAGGAAACAGCAGATTATTCAGCTATCACCACTTGGGGTATATTTTATCCTAGTGAGGATGAAGGGGCTAACCTTATTCTTCTCGACGCTATCAAAGGCAGATACGAGTTCCCTGAGTTACGTAGGTTAGCCCTTGAACAATATGACTATTGGAAACCTGAAACGGTGATTGTTGAGGCAAAAGCAAGTGGATTGCCATTGACTTACGAGTTGAGGAAGATGGATATACCGGTCGTGAACTTCTCACCATCCAAAGGAAATGATAAGCACGCACGTGTAAATGCAGTTGCACCTTTGTTTGAAAGTGGTATGATATGGGCTCCTGAGCAAAAATTTGCCGAGGAGGTCATAGAAGAATGTGCAGCATTCCCATATGGCGATCATGATGACTTGGTAGATAGTACAACACAAGCGATCATGCGATTTAGACAAGGAGGTCTAATCGACCACCCTGAAGACTATGTCGATGAAGTAACAAACGTACGTAAAAGGATTTATTATTAATGTCTGAACTATCTGATGAATATATCAAAAATTTTTCTAAAGAGAGAAAAGATTTATTCAATAAAAGATTTAGGGATGAATATGATCCTAACATGTCAGAACGTTCTAATATTATAAGAATACTTGGAGAGATGAGAGAGCTTGGTTTAGCAGACGGAGGGCGTATTGGTTTGAAAGAAGGTTTAGGTTCATTTACAACCAATGATCCTACAGAAGCTTTTAAAGAAATTATTAGTAGAATTATAGATAAAAACGTTAAAGGCACAACTTTACCGATTAGTGATAATATATCCCTGAACCTTGGACCTGGGATAGATGAGGTTGAACTAGGTGGTATCTTAGAAGTGCTTGGAGGAGAGTTAAGTTTTGGTGGTGGTTTAAAGGGAGACGATAAGGGAATAGGTTTTAGTTTTAAAAAAGAATTTAACAAAGGTGGACGTGTTGCTTATCAAGATGGAACACCAGATAGAGAACTTTATGAAACTCCAGTTACTGATGTAATTAAATCAGTGAATGAAAAAACTATTGATGCAATACAAAAGGGTGGAGAATTATTTGATAAGTATACAGGTGTAGATCAAATAACTTCTTCTAATTTTCCGGGATCCTTTGACGCTGCATCTGGAGTTCCGTCAGATTTTAGACATCAAGCTGCAGCAAACGCTTTAGCTAAAGCTTTAGGAAAAGGACAATATACAGATCCTATAATGGGACCTATTAGTTATTTATCTGGTGCTATTGGTTCAAGCGGTTTAGGAGCAATAAAAGAAATCGGTGATCTTGCAGTAGGGTTGTATGATGATCCAAAAAATTATAAGGATGTTTTTGATGAATTTGTAAAAGACAATATTAGTAACATTAAAGGAGCATTTGCAAAAGACAAAACTAGTGAAGATTTATATGCTGAATTAATGAAAGATTATGAACCAAGAGGTTTAAGAATGATCGATGATCCTTTTTTAAATTCACGACAGCTTTTTGCACAAAGAAAAAAAGCACTTGAGGATGCAAGGAAAAAACAAAAAGATTTCATTGGACAAGAGGCTACAAAAATACCTCCTAAAAAACCTAAAAAAATAACAACAACCACGAAACCTGGAACAGGTGGAGGTGGTGGAGGTTTCACTCCAACTACTACAGCGCAAAATATAGCAAGAACCACTAGTCGTGTAGAAGACGGTAGAGTTAAAGCCTATGGTCTAGCAAAAGGTGGACTAGCTAGAATGTTAGGTGAGTAATGGTTAAGAAACTAACCACAACAATACCACCATTACGTGGACCTAATCCACAAGGGTTGAATATTCCTTTAAAACAAGTTAAAACCGTTAAACTGGAGAAATTAAATGGCAGAAATAGACAAGGGTCTTCCGAATACTCGAACGAAACTAGAGGTTCCTTCACAAGAGGAAATCGAAGAAGTTAGTGTTCAAGAACCAACAGATGACAAAGGACCGATAGAAGTTATACCTGAAGAAGATGGTGGTGTAACATTAGACTTTGAACCGGGTGCAATCAATGTACCTGGAACCGAGAATCACTTTGATAACTTAGCAGACATATTACCTGAGGACATTTTAGAACCAATCGGTTCTGACATGGTTAACAATTATATGGACTACAAAGCTTCAAGAAAAGATTGGGAACAATCTTACACACAAGGTTTAGATCTATTAGGTTTTAAATATGAAAATAGAACTGAACCGTTTCAAGGAGCGAGTGGTGCAACACACCCAGTTCTTGCAGAAGCAGTAACACAATTCCAAGCACAAGCTTACAAAGAATTATTACCAAGTGACGGACCTGTTAGAACACAAATTATAGGAATTAAAAATCAACAAACTGAATCACAATCACAACGTGTTAAAGATTACATGAATTATTTAATCATGGATCAAATGAAAGAGTATGAAGAAGAGTTTGATTCAATGTTATTTCATTTACCATTAGCTGGTTCTACATTTAAAAAAGTTTATTATGATGTACCGTTAGGTAGAGTAGTTTCTAAATTTGTACCAGCAGATGAATTAGTAGTGCCATATACGGCAACAAGTATTGATGATGCAGAGTCTGTAATACATGTTGTTAAAATGTCAGAGAACGAATTACGAAAACAACAAGTAACTGGTTTTTACGTTGATGTAGATTTAGCACCACCAAGTAGTGTTGAACAAAACTCTGTGGAGAAAAAAGAAAAAGAATTAGATGGTACTAAAAAATCTGGTAAACAAGAAACAATATATACTCTGTTAGAGTGTCATGTGAATTTAGACTTAGAGGGTTTTGAAGATCAAGGACAAGATGGACCTACTGGAATTAAATTACCATACATTGTAACTGTTGAAGAAGGAAGTAGAACAGTTC